AGTCGCCATCGGTGCGGGCTGCCGTCACATAGGCGACGATATCGCCGGGGTACGACAACTCGATGAGTGTTTGCGAGTGTGTCTTGCGTTCGGTCATGTGGCGAACCTAATCTCTGGCAGGGGACTTGTCAACAGTCGGATTGTCACGGCGTGTCAGACCATTGCCTCGGCAATCCGGTCGAGCTCTTCGTCGCCTACCACCGCGTAGGACGCGACGGTCTCCATGCTCGCCCATCCGAACATCTGACGGACGGCGGCAGGGTTCATTCCCTTCGCCAGCGCCATCGACGCGCCACGCTTACGGAGGTCATGGAACGAATGGTCGATACCGTGGCGTTCCATAAGGCGGTTGACCTTCCGCTGTAAGGTCTGGCCGGAGATGGGCCGACCGCCGGCAGTGATGACGTTCCCGCGCACCTGCGGGGCGATCTTGTCCAGAAGGATCGGGGACAGCCCGACGGCTCGCTCCTTCTGGCCCTTGCCGCGCACGTACATGCGCCGCGACTCGATGTCCACGTCGGCCCAGTCCAGGCCAGCCGCTTCGGACACGCGCAGACCGCCATAGGCACCGAGAGCAACGGCACGCCGCACGTCTAGCCGATCCACACTCAGTGGCCCTAGCAGCCGCTCGAGGTCGGATGAGCCGATCGCGCGCGGCACATGGTTCGGAACCTTTGGCGGGTCGAGTCTGCGCGTCGGGTCGTCGGGTCGGTGATCGTACTTGCCCATCCATTTGTAGAACGATCGCAGGCACGCGAGTTCGTTGGCTCTGGTGCCGGGTGACATGTCGAAGCGCGACTCCCACCAGACCTGTATTTCCTCGGGTGTCGCGTGGCCGGCGTCGGGAACCATGGCGAGTACGGCCCGGTAGCGTGCGATCGTGTGCGGCGAGCGGTTGCGGTCGCGTTCTGCGTAGGCCAAGAAGTCGGCCACTAGGTCGGTCATTCCATGTCCATGTTCATCATCTCGAGTTCGCCCAGTAGGTCCGGGTCGGACTCGGGGTTGTCCGAATCGACGGCGGCCATGTTCCGTAGTGCCTGCTCGAAATAGGACGGCTTGAGTTCGCACCCGATGCCGATGCGTCCCAGGCGCACCGATTCGTACACCTCGGAACCCACGCCCATGAACGGGGTGAACACCGCCTCCCCTGGCTCGGTTCGCAGTTGCACGAATCGGGCGATCACGTCCAGCTGTAGCGGGTGAACGTGCTTCTCGTCGTCGGGGTCGCGCGAGTCGCGGAACGGGAGTACGCGGTCGAGGCGAATGTCATCCCACACTGACGACGCATAGTGCCGCCAGACCCATTGGGAGAATCGGTTGCCGGTCTGCTTCGCGGGCCAGTTGCGGAACTTCTCGAGCTCGGCGGGCACCTGCTCGTTGCCTGCGTAGAAGTCCAGGCCGGTCGGATGCGTCACCGGCAGACGGTCCTCCCCGCCGCGCTTGCGAAAGATCAGCAACTCATCGGCCGACGCAACGCCACCAGCGGCGCCGTCCTCGCAGATCGTCTTGTGCGCAAGATTCTTCTGCATCGTTCGCAGACGCACGGCTAGCGGCTCTTTCCAGATCGCATGACGCGCGACCCAATCCCACCCCGCCTCTTCGTGCATTCGGATCACGTCGCCGGGGAAGTCGAACAGCGAGTCGGTGTTGCCGCTGTTGCCGCTCGGGATCGGGGCGGCGTGGACGGCGGTCATGCGGCCCGGCTTCGTCAGTCGGAGCAGCTCGTGGACGAACATGCCGTAGTGCTCGCGGAATTCTTCGTAGTTGCGAGCATTGGATACGTCCCGGTCGTTCGATGAGTAGTGGTATAGGCCGGCGAACGGCGGGGAGTAAATTGAGGCGTGAATCGAAGCGTCGGGCATCGCCGCCATCACGTCCATAGAATCGGCATTGTAGATTGCCCAGCGGTCGTTAATCTCTGATTTCAGCGTCCCAGCCATGAGGGAACCTCCACGGTGTTGTTGTATTCGACCGTCTCGATTGAGCGGGCGTCGTTCATGTGCTCGACCAGCGACGAGAACATCTCGTCGGCCAGTCGCGCCTTGCGTTGCAGGTTGCCGAGCACGTTGCTTCCGCCCTCGGTGGTGATGACATCGACGGTTACCGGGCTCTTCTGTCCGAATCGCCACATGCGGCGCACGGCCTGATACCACTGCTCGTATGAGTGGGACGGGAAGTAGGTCATGTGGTGAGCGTGCTGCCAGTTCAGGCCCCAGGCGCCGATCGACGGTTTCGTAACCAGCACGCGAATCTCGCCGCGCGTGAACGACCGCAGTTTCTCTTCCTTCTCATCGGGCGAGTCGGCCCCGGACACCTGGACCGCGCCGTCGATCAGTCTCGTCAGCTCGGCGGACTCATCGTTCAGGTGGCACCATGCCACGGCGTGCTCGGACGACTCGAGCGCACCCGCTGCGGCCTCGCACCGCTCGTACAGGGTGCGGCGGTTCTCTTTGCGTTCCTCTTGCAGTCCATGCGCGGGCACATCGAACAGCGCGCCCTCCATCGGACGGTTGGCCTCCACGATCGTCTCGCGGGTGATGAGTTCGGGTAGGTGGTAGTTGTCGTCGCTGAATCCGATGTCGGACGGTCGGCGGACGGCGCGTGCCCATGATGCGACCCACTGCCAGAACGCCTCTTCGGCGTGGCCCTTGAGTCTCCACGCGACCGCCTCCCCACCCATGCCGCGCCCGCGCGAGGACGCGGAGCGTTGCTTGTTCGTGAAGAATCGGGAGAGCATGTCCATGTGGCCGAGGCCACCGAGAGCCTCGGAGGAAGTGCCCAGCTCGATCCAATCGTTAGGGGCAGCGGTCGCGGTGCCCAGCAGCCGGTACGGTACGCGGCGCATGAATTCGGTCACGACCGCGCGCGTCACGCCGTCGAAGGACTTGAGGGCAGAGGACTCATCGCAGACGACGCCACCGAACAGCGCGGGATCGAACTTGCTCAGTTGCTCATAGTTGGTGACCGTCGTCCCCGCATGGATCTTGCCGTCGCGCGAGAGGGCAACATCGTGGCCGAACTTCTCGCCCTCGCTGACGATCTGGAATCCGACGGCGAGCGGGGTGAGCAGCAGTACCGGCTTGCCCGTCTTGCGGCGCACCTGGTCGGCCCATGCGAGTTCCATCGGCGTCTTGCCCATGCCGCAATCAGCGAACAGCGCGCCGCGTCCTTGACGGACTGCCCATTCGACTAGCGCGGTCTGGAAGTCGAACAGGTGCGAGGGCAGGTCGGTGGGCTCGAATCCGCCCGTGTTCGCTAGTTGCGCCTTGCGTTCGAGGAACTCGGCGTAGGTGACTGTCATATGGGTGGCTTCCTTGTGATTGAGGTGGGACGCGGGGACTCCCGATCATTTGGGGTGACGACCGCCGATGGTTTGCCCCCGCGTCCTGAGAGGACGATATCACATGAATCCGCATTATTAGCGTTATCGGTCAGTGCCCAACACCTACGATCAACCTCAGACCGCCCCGGTTTAGGCTCCCCCGCCTGGCCCCGGGGCGGTCGCTCGCGGCTAGTGATCTGGCGGCGTGACAGGATGGCGCGGTGGGTAGGTACTGGTCGAAGCATCCGAAGAAGGACCTTGAGGCCGTGCTTGCCGAGTTCGATGCCGCTGGCTGGAAGGTGGACGATCCGCCGACCTACTACCGGGTTCGGTGCCCTTGCGGAAAGCACATGCGCTGGATTCACCTGACTCCAAGTGGCGCCCGGTATGGGAAGAACGCGCTACATTGGCTTTACCGCCAGCCGTGCTACGAGCAGTCCAAGGAGGAATCATGAGCGTTGAGATCGGTATCGAAGCAGAGTTCGACTTCGCAATGGATGCCAACGAAGATGCCTCGGAACTCTTTGATCGACTGATGGCCGAACTGGTTGCGCTGGTCGATTCGGGTTGTGGGATCACTGACCCTGCCGTCTCGGTGGATTTGGAGAAGGGGCAGGCAGTCGTTGAGTTGGTGGCTGCTGGTGACTCGTTCGATGATGCTGTTGCTCTTGCCGATTCGTCGGTTCGGACGGCGGCGCATGCTGCTGGGTGGAACACTGCTGGCTGGGAAGTCACGAAGCAGTCGCAGCGCGCTGAACTCGTCGACCTCTGACTGTCGCGTAGATCGAAAGCGTAGGCTTGGACCATGTTCTTGACCGTTGACACAGAAGCTCGGGCCACATACGTGGCCGTGTCGAGCGCGCCTGTTGACCGGA